TCCTTCTGGTATTCATGAAACTTTTCATCCGCTCCGATAATCCCTGCTGTTACTCCGGCAGTCCAATCCTCCGGTGCAATACCCTTGAATCCTTCTGGCTGGCTGAGTGCTTCTTTCAGCCTGTCTGATAGCGCCTGTAGGTCATCACCGGCTGTAGCTGTACTGTCCGAGACACCTTGAGTGAACTTCTCCGTAGCGTTTCCGGCCTCAGCGATGGCATCAAGAAATGGTTTGTTGTCTAGTCCTAGTGAAGAGAGAATTCCCTGTATGTCCACTAGCTCACCACCTTGTCGTTGCCCATCATGAGGTTCAGCACTTTGACTTGGTTCAACATCTCTTCTGCCGATTCCTCTTGGCTTACTGGTTTCTTATCATCCGGCATGAAGTCCATAGCGGAGAACTTCTCGCCATTTTGTTTCGTTGCCCCTGCCGCATTGTAAGCAGCCGCAGCAGAGAGACCTCCGGTAAGACATGCCAGACGAAGGTCGTTTTTGGCTAGTTCACTCTTCTTCCTGAGCAAGGCATCAAACTCTCTCATGGTCAGACTCCAGAACTCGGTTTCGGATAGACCGAGAACTACCCTTCCTGTCGACCAGATTGTCAGCCAGTCTGGTCGCTCGGAGGGTTTGGGTCATCGCCTTCCTGCGGCTCTGGTGAAGCCTTGACAGCCGCTTCGCGTGTTGCCGTTTCCAATGAGCCGAGTTCTTTGAGTGAGATGAGTGCACCCACCTTCTCAGGGGTGTCAAAGTCGGGATTGTTCTCGTGGAGCAGTTCGCACCAGACCATCGCTCGTAATTCCTTGAGTGATGCTCGGTATCCTTTCCCTGCTGCTGCCACGCGCCGAACGTAGTCAAAGAAGTTCTCTTTGGTTTGTTCCTCAAAGGCGACCATCGCATTCATGTCGAGGAGCAGTGTATGAGGCTGCTCCCCGATGACGATAGTCGTTGTTTTCGCCAGTTTCCCCATCGCCTATGAGCGAAGGATGTGAATCGTGTAGACCTTGGCGACCTTCGCTGCTTCCTTGACCTTGATGGAGATGTTCGTGATGGAGCCAGCAGCGCCGAGGGCAATTGCGGATGATGCAGCACCACTTGTCAGTGTGGAGTCTCCGGCAGGAGTCGTGAGCGTGATAGCTCCGACTGCCGCAGTAACCGTGACGGTCACTGAAGTTGCGCCAGTGAGCTGCGTGTTGATGTACTCGTAGATAGCAGCCGAGAGAGCGGGAACGGTCGTTCCGGTTGGATTGAAGATGATGAACGGAGTCGTGACGCCTGCCGAGAGCGTCGTGTTGAGGGTAACAGCTCCGGACACCTTCAGGATAGCCGTAAAGCCGACTGCATCGCCCTTCGTGAGGAAGTCGTCAACAGCGAAGGACGTGACGACGCAGTTGAAGTCGAAAGATGCTCCCCATGCCGGAGGGAACTCGATGGTGTAAGCGTGAACGAGTCCGTCTGCTTGGTCTGCTATCAGTGCGGCCTGTCCCGCATCGCTGAGGATGAGGTTGCCTGCTATCTTGACATCGTCGCTCGACCTCATGCCCCCAATGAACTCTGCCATACGTCCGGCAGAATCATGGTTCGTGACGTCGATGGTCTCGCTCTTCCATGAAGGAGGAGTGATTGAGATGACTTCGGCGGTATAGACGCCGTCGCTTTTGAGCCTGACACCAAAAGAAGTCTGTGCTTGAGAACCCATAGATGTCTCCTTATGACCGCGCCATAATGACGCGGAAGTTCACGACGTACTCGAGTCGACCATTCGCGTCAGCACCCATGTCCATCGGAGATGACCGAGCCTCAATGCACAGGTATCGTGCGTAGTTGGTTGAGTACTCGCTCAGTCCGTGGAGAGCGTCGACGACCTTGTCAAGCAGTTGGATAGCCACAGGCTCGGACGTTGCTCGTGACCAAACCTGAAGTCCGGGGTATTCCATCTTGACGCCATAAACAAGAGCCGGAACCTCACCGGCGTATTGATAGACAGCAACGAGTTGGTTCGGAGTAGCAGGACGACTGCCCTCGAAGATATTCACGCCGACCGTTCCTATGCCTTTCGTGGCAAGGTAGGCAGCGATATCATCGAGCATCATTTCATTTCCTCCAGCACATCGTTGATGCGCTTTCCAACTCGTTCATCAAATCCAGACCTTGCCTCGTTCATCGGGTCTTCAAGGTACTTCGCTTTTCCGTGCTTTGGATGCTTCCATGTCGTTTCCTCGTGCTGTCGATGTGCATAGGCTGATGCAGCCCCACCGAAACCAAGAGTGACTGACACGTTGTTTCCTTCAATGACCGGTTCATTGACGAAGCCTGATTGACTGAGGGTTCCAACATCGACAGGGGCTTGGTCACGTGCGCCATTCGGCTTCTCCATGATGTCGGTTGCTTCCTCGAACAATGCTATGCCAGCCATCGTCAGGGCTTTGTCTCCGAGTTGCTTGAGAGCATCCTGAAAACCTCTCGTATCGACCTTTATCGTGACAAGGGAACTCATGTATAGATGACCTTGTGATGCGGTGTCCCGTCGATGTCAGGCATCTCTGCGATGGCAAGGATGAGTGGAGTAGTTCCATTTGGAAGGGTGATACGAGATGCAGTCGAGACGACTGTAAGACCGTCGACGTAGATGGTTGTGCTGCTCACGGCATTATTGCCTTGAGCGTCTACAACTACACGGTTCCTCCCTTCCACGCGAGCATGAACAGAAACGCCAGTACCGTAGGATGATTGACCGTAGGCATCCATCCCCGACGCCGGCTCGATGGTGATGAGTTGATTCAAAAGAAGGAGAAGGCTTGCGTCCATTACGACTCCGCCGTCCCCATGTTGATAATGGATACTTGAGAGGACTTCAGACGGTTGATGGTCAACTGAATGCCTTCATAGGAGACAGATACTCCACCGAGGCTTTTGGCTGTGGAAGCGAACGGAGAGATGGCCTCCAGACATGCGATTGCCGCCGATGTTGTATCGTAGACAGTCGTGTCGGTAAAGACCCCATACGTATCTGCAACCGGTTCCAGATGAGCATGTTCTGCCAGTATCGCATCCGCATCAGCCTGTAAAAAGACGAGAGCAAACTGAGGCTGAAACGCATAACGAGCCTTTCTCTTTACAATCACCATTGCTTCAACAGATGTCATTGCAAGCCTCCTCTAGGTTTCAGGCGGGGGTGGAGTTGAGGGATTGCCTCGCACATCACAACCCCCGCATATGCAACTACGTGAGACGAGGCTTCTCGACGTTCGTGTAGGTCTGCGTGATTCCCGCAGCACCTGTCCGGTGAATTCTAGTCGTTCCGAGACGGACCCAGTAATTGCCCGCGCCCACGGCAGCCTGAATGACTGACGCCAGTGGAGCAACAGCGAGGACTGCCGTGTTCTTCGTCCCAGGAACAGCCACATAAGTGACAGCGTGGGTCGTCTTGTCTCCAACTGCCACGATGGTGTAGATGATGTCGGGAAGAGCCGCCGTAACAGGAGCAACTCCAGCACCGTGAGCAACATCAAAGTCCGCTGCGACAGTCGGTTCATCCCGATAGCCGCCAGCCGAAATTACTCCAGCCGAGAGGTCGATGTTATAGTCGAACGGTCCCGCATCCGCGTGAGTGGATGGAGTCGTGGGTACAGCAACGACCAGTCCATTCTCGACGTGGTTCCCGAACCAGTACTTCCAACTGCCGAGCATCTCGCGGAGTTCAATAGGAATGCCCCTCTGCGTGATGTCACTTCTGAAGTTCAAGGTAGACATATCTACCTCCTATACGGCGTCGCGAGTCGCGGGGAGACCAGTGATGACCCCGTGGAACTGGCCCATGCCATAGTCCAGTCCTATTTCACCGTATATCTGCTCCTTCGTGGATGCTCCAGTCTTGGCGAGAGGCTCCACGAACAGGTATCCCTTTCCCTCGATGTTGAGGAAGACAGGGAAGACCTTGGCGATGTCCACGATTGCGAGGACGCCAGCAGGCAGATAACGAGCGATGGTGATACCGAAGTTGCCGAAATCCGTGACAATCTGCTCGATGTTCAGGCCACCGATGTTCCTGTTCTGAGGTGCATAACCCCAAGCGTTGCTGATGCGCGTCTTGGTGTAGGCATTGCAGAACACGATGGGTGCAACGAAGGGAGCATTGACGGCCTTCATCGCAAGGAGAAGGTCGGTGAACATGGCAGAATCGAGCTGAGCCCCGCCAGCGGCGATAGTCGTGAGGCTTGCAGCGTTGAGGATGCCTCTTGACTTGCGAGCGGTGTTGTTGTCGACAGGCCGAGCGTACACACCGTTCCAGCATGTGTACTCGACGTCCTGTGCCATCTTCGTCAGTTTGAGGGCAATCTGATGTGCCATCTCATCCTGAACAGGCTGCGTCCCACCAATCTCGTCGACAGTTGAGCCGGCAAGGATAGGGACGTGTGCGCTCTTGTCCGCCTGCTTGGTGTAGGAGATTGAAACTGCTTCCTGATAAATCTGAACGCAGTTCTGCGAGCCGGGAACCCGACCGATTTCCGTAGTAGTCGGAGCTTCCGCGCCTTCAAGAACGGCGGG